ATTGGCTGCTCAGCCGGACAATTCTTCATGTCCCCGGGTGCAGAGGTGGGTTCCATTGGCGTGTGGCAGGCCCACTTTGATTACTCCCAGGCTTTTGCTGCAGACGGGGTCACGCCTACGCTGATCAGTGCCGGTAAGTACAAGGTTGAGGGCAACCCGTATGCGCCTCTGGAAGAGCAGGCGCTTGGCTTCATGCAGTCCAGGGTTGATGATTACTACGCCAGTTTCACCAAGGCGGTCGCGCGTGGTCGGGGTGTGCCGATCGCCCAGGTGCGCGATGGTATGGGCCAGGGACGGGTCCTGGGCGCAGAGGCTGCACTGGCACAAGGCATGGTTGATGGTGTAGCCAGCTTTGATGAGGTGGTGCAGAAGATGCGCCGGGATGCGAGGCCAGCGGCCAAGCAGAAGGCGAGCCGGTTGGCGCAGGCACGGCGCACGCTTGAGATTTTTAAACTGGCATGAGATCACTGAAGTCACGCCTTTAGAAAGGAGTTCTGGTGCCTCTCGCCACTTGCGTTTGGTATGAGTTGATGCAGATGTCCTATGCTGGCATTGATGCCTGTCATTTATTGCCCCCCCAAATGGGGGGCTAAAAATATGTAGACATCCTCAGGTGTTTTCTCAATCTGATGACTTAAAGTCGGATTACAGATTCACATCAATTTAAAGGAAAGTATGTCCACCAAAGGCGAGTCGCTTTATCACCCGATCAACGGTTCTATTGAGGAAACATGGGATGGCTTTTCTTGGCCAGGTTTTCTTTTCGGGGCAATCTGGCTGGCGATCAAGCAAATATGGGTTCACTTTATTGTGAGCATCATCATCGTCCTCGTTACGGCTGGATTTGGAGCAATTCCCATCTGGATTTACTACGGATTTATGGGTAACTCCATTCACAAGAAATCGCTCCTGAGCAAGGGCTATCTAACCAAAGAACAGTTTGATCAGAAAAACAATAAAGCGCCTACAGCTTTTGCAACAGCCAACGGTGTTGGTAGCGCCTCCAAGTCCTCGAATGTGGCCGACGAGCTGACAAAACTTGCCCAACTGCATGCGTCTGGTGTCCTTACTGACGTTGAGTTTGCAGAGCAAAAACGCAAACTATTGAATGCGTAAGACGTATCTTTGATACTGGGTACCTGAGACAAGTCGGGTACTGAATTTGTTTCCAGGCAAAGCTCCGTTGAGCCGAGCCATTTCCTGAGACGACCCATCGGTCGTACCGCCACCGCAAGGTGGCATCCAAACCACAGCCACCCTCGGGTGGTTTTTTTACGCCCATACAACCCGCCCTTGCACATTGCATCCGGCGGGTTTCTTCATTGGAGAATCCACATGAGTAAGCAATTGCGCGAGCTTCAGGCTCGCAAGACCGACCTGGTCAAAGAAGCACGAGACTTGAGCGACGGCGCAGCCGCCCAGAGCCGTGATTTGACAGACGATGAGGCCACGGCGTTTGACGCCCTCAGGGCGCGCATCGAGACGACCTGCGCCGCCATTGACCGGGAAGCTGCGCTGATTTCCCAGGAGGCACAACTTGGCCTTCAAGGCGGTGCAGGCTTTGCAAGCGTCACAGTGAGCGACAACCGCGACCTTGACCCCAAGCATGGCTTTCACAGCCTCGGTGACTTCCTGCAAAAGGTCTGCCATGCGCAAAAGCCAGGCAATGGCATTGATGAGCGCTTGCTCATCGGCAGCGGGCGTGGGGCGGTCAGTCCAAGCAGCTTTGGAAGTGAAGGCTCCGCGCAGGATGGAGGCTTCTTCGTGCCGCCACAGTTTTCGCAGGAGATCTTCCAGCTCTCCCTCAACGAAGACTCGCTCCTGCCCCTGACCGACAACGTCGAAGTCAGTGGCAACACCATGGCCTTCCCCAAAGATGAGACCACGCCCTGGGGCACCAACGGCATTCGGGCCTACTGGCAGGGTGAGGCAGCGCCTGCATCAGCCACCAAGCCGGTGCTGGGACTGGCCACCTTGCGTTTAAAGAAGCTCATGGCCCTGGTGCCCACCACCGATGAGTTGCTGGAAGACGCCAACGCTTTGTCGAGCTACCTGCCCGAGAAGATCGCGCTGTCCATTCGCTGGAAGACCAATGAGTCCATCCTCTTTGGCTCAGGCACGGGGGTGCCGGTGGGCTGCCTCAACGCGGGGGCGACGGTGACTGTGGCCAAGGAGTCGGCCCAGGCCACACAAACGGTGGTGCCCCAAAACCTGGCCAAGATGATCGCGCGTCTGCCTGCGGGCAGCTTTGTCAACTCGGTGTGGATTGTCAATAACGATGTCTTGCCCGCCTTGTTCACGCTCACTTTGGGCAACTACCCCATCTACCTGCCAACGGGCCTGACGGTGGGAGGCATTCAAGTGTCCCCTTACGGCACCTTGCTGGGTCGACCGGTGTTTGTCTCGCAGCATGCCAACACTTTCTCGAGTCAGGGCGACATCATTCTGGTGGACCTGGGCTACTACCAGACCATCACCAAAGCGGGCGGCATGCAGACGGCCACCTCCATGCATCTGTATTTCGACTCGGACCTGACGGCGTTTCGAACCACTTTCCGCATGGATGGCCAGTCCAAGATCGCCGCACCGATCGCACCGGCCAAGGGCAGCACCAGCATGTCGCCCTTTGTGCAGCTGGGTGCGCGCTAAAGCCTGCTTGCTGACAAACAGCGGGGCCAACGTGCCCCGTTTTTCATTTGTTTTCTCATTTTTCTTCACCTTCACAGGAGACTTCCATGTTCCCAAATGCAAAGGGCAGCGAACAGCTGTCGATTCTCGCCACCATCGATCCAGTCAGTCAAGCCGCCGGTGCTGTGTCTAGCGCCTGGGTGTCGGCGATGAACTTTCACAACTTTCTGGCCCTCATTCAGACCGGTGTACTCGGCACCTCGGCCACGCTGGATGCCAAGATCTCCCAAGCCCAGGACAACACCGGCACCGGTGCCAAAGACCTTACGGCCAAGGCCATCACCCAGATCGTCAAGGCCACAGGCGACAACAAGCAAGCCCTGATCAACTTCAGATCTGATGATCTGGACGGCAATAACGGCTTTTTGTACGTTCGCCTGACCCTCACCGTGGGCACTGCGGCCAGCATCGTCTCTGGCCAGCTGCTCGGCCTGGACCCGCGTTATGCGACTGCGGATGCCTTCAACCAAGCGGCAGTGGCGCAGATCGTCTAGCCAGGTCTTCTTAGAAGCAAGTCATGCCACTGCAACTGGTCACCCCACCCGCACTGGAGCCGGTGTCTCTGGCTGAGGCCAAGCTCCATCTTCGGGTGGACATTGATGAGGATGACGCTTTGATTGAAGGTCTGATCTCGGCAGCCCGACAAGCTGCTGAGACGCGCACCGGGCTTCAAATCGTTACCGCACGCTGGAAGCTGGTGCTGGACCATTTTGCCAACTCAGACAGGGCTGACTCATCAGTTATCCGATTGCCCAAGTGTCCGGTCCAGTCGGTAGTCTCGGACCAGTATCTGGACATGGCCTCAAGCCTGCAAACGGTCGATCCAGGCGACTACATGGTGGACACGGCTAGCGAGCCTGCGCGACTCACGCCAGTGTTTGGCAAGGCGTGGCCAGCCTCTTTGCCGCAGATCGGCGCGGTGGTGGTCACCTTTGATGCCGGGTTTGGTGCACCCGCAGATGTGCCTGAAGGCCTCAAGAGCTGGATCAAGCTCAGAGTGGGAAGTCTGTACGCACACCGGGAGGAGGTGGCCTTGATGACGCGCGGACGGATCGATGCGCTGCCCTTCGTCGACGGTCTGCTCGCTCCCTTCAAGGTGGCAACCGTATGAGTGCCGTCCCATGAGTCCGATCGGGGCCGCAAGGCTCTCCAAGCGCATCCGGATCCAAAGACGCAGCAGTACCAAAGACAGCTTGGGCGAACCGCTGCTTGTCTGGACTGACATCGCCTCGGTCTGGGCTGATGTTCAACCCCTCACAGGCCGTGAGCTGGAAAGTGCCCGGCGCCTGAGCAGCGAGGTCACCCACCAGATCACGGTGCGGCATCGGGCCATCCTCTCTGCCACCAGGGAGGTAGCCGGTTTGCGCGTCCTGTTTGGGGGGCGTATTTTGAACATCCATGCCTGCCTTGATGAAGACGGCGCTGGGGTGCTCATCAAT